TAAACCACTGATTTATCACTACTTTTTGTAGGTAGTATTATATAAGGTAATGGTAAGTATTTACCATCAAACTTAAAACTTTGATATCTGTCGTAATATTCCTTTCCCATAGTATTATTTTATACCGTTTGCAGTAACTGTAAAGTCTTTCTGAACTTTTGTCTTACTTTTATTTTTAGTAAAGTATGCCTCTACTTTAATTTTATCTACCTTTGTTTTCAAATATAACTCTTTTTCTTGTTTTGCAGTAGTAAGATAATCTTCCGCAGTTTTAAACGCCTTAAGATTATTTTGGTTCTTATCATTTTCAAAAATTGCCTTAGCAGTGGCTAATTCCGTTTCTCTATTGGTAATAGTATTATCATATTCTTTAATTTTATTCCAATCAGCCAATTCAGTAAATGAAGTTATTGGTTCTGATATTTCCACCAAATTTTCAGGACCTACTTCTTTAGTTACACCACCTACTGTTATTATCATTTTCATTTCATTATTTTTATTTGCACTATTTTCTTTGTCGGTTGGATTAGTTTCACTTGGTAATTTATTCCCTCTTGTTGTTGCCATGATTTTAGTATCGTTAACTGTTATTTCAATAGGATTATCTGACTCAACTTGTTCGGTGTCCGTATTTTTTTCAGCTTGTTTAATCTGATTAATAGTATCCTGTGTTTTTAAACTACCATAAATAGTTTTTACATCATTCTTACCAATTAATCTTTCTTTTAATTGTCCTAATTTAACACCATCTTTTATTTTACCATCTTCAATTGTATCAGAACGAACATCATACATTTCTGTATTTGCGTAATAATTAAATGAAACTGCGTTTTGTAATCTATTAATTGGTCCAACTAATGAATGTCCACCAATTAAATCAATACTAAGTGAAACTGTTGCAATCATAGGTTGAACCCCAATACCTTCAGGATTAGTGTCCCACTTAGGTCCATCGTATGTTATAGATAATGTATTTATTGCCACTTTGGTGTGGAAGAAATCACCTATCCTTAAAATACAAATTGGTGGTCTACCAAATGAAAGGTTTTGTGGTTGTACACCAACCTCTACACCATCTTTAGTAGTGTTTTTATCATAGATACTAGGACCCTGTCTCATACATTGATTTAAAAATGTTAACCTACTATTAAAACCTTCAGGTGTTATACTGTGAAAACCTGCATGAAAGTATCTAATTTTTTCAGAAATAGTTTTAAAGTAATTAGGGTAATTTGCGTCAATAAAATCAAAATAAGGTCCCTCATCAATAATTAGATTATCAATTAAGTTGATTGTCTCTACAGGATCTATTGGTTCAGGATCACCTTCACCTTTTTCTGGTGGTAGTGCTTCTGTGGAATTTTCAGTATCATTTTCCATCAATACATCTACTCTATAATCTTCTATGTTATCAGTTTCTATAGCTTTACCAGGTTCTATTTTTATTGGTGCAATATTTTGATATGTTTTACTATCTAAATTTTGATTTAAAAAAGTTAATAATTTATCTTTTAAATCTTTTGAAAATGAGTCTGCTAATGGTACTGGTTGAGCTGGTGATATATCATTTCTTGCCACCTCAATACTTGCAAAACCATTAAGTGTTATTAAAACTTTAGGATTAGTGTTACTTAATTGTTTTTTTATAAATTCTAAAACTTCTATTTTTAGTTTATCAAATCCTGATTCATCAATTTTTCTAGTTGCCTTACAATTTTCTGTTGTCTCAGTACAATTCTCTACATAGTTAACTGTTCCATTCTTTTGCTCTTTTTCAGGTATATTTACTTTTGGTTTTTCCTTTTCATTTATTTTTTTCTCAACCTCATCGATATCTGTTTGTGGTACCGCACACTCCAAAGCCCTAATGAAATCTTCAGGTGTGACACAACCCGCAAAGAAACGCTCAACAAGGTTATTATTCATTCCTCTATAACAATTTATTACTCTTGGGTGATCGACTATTATTTTAAATGATAGTGATCCACTTCTTTTGGAATTATTATATGTGTAAACAGGTTCACTTCTACCGATAAACTCAGTTTGTGTCCAATTGGCACTAGTATTCTCATCAAATGTTAATTCATATGGTGGGAACCACATTATCCTACCTTTAGTACCTGTTAATGGATCACCTGGACCAATTTCAAATAAAGGTAAGTCTGCCAAATTGTCTGCCCAAGCCAAATTTTCCAATGATAACATAAATTTCTTCCTAGTAGTCTTAGAATCTAATATACTAGGATGATATTTAGGTATCCCATTATTCATTAAAACACTAAGTGATGACTTACCCTCACTTGAAGAAAATCCTTCACCAGGACTCTCCTTATGGAAGAATAGTCCTGTGTTTCTAATTGCATTAAAATAACTATATCTATCGTTTACTGTCCATACACGACAAAAATTAGTGTTACCATCAACATCTATTAATGCCAATTCTCTAATTGCGTTACCTCTACTTATAATTCTATCTTGTTCTTTATCTCTAAAGTATTTTTTTGTTTGATTAATGAAAACATCGTTCTCATTATTATTAACTAATTGTTGTGTCTTATATAATAACGTTTTAGGGTTAAAGTTTTGTTCACCACCAGTTGTCCAGAAAAATTTATTTTCTTCACCTGACGGTTCCCCAATACCTTCTATGGTAGTTCTTTGACTATTACCAGTATTATCTATTTCACCGTTAAAGTCTTTACTCGTAAATCTAGTGGTAATTCGATTACCTCTATTTGTATTTCTTTCGGTACCTACATAATATCTCGGATTAATACCTGCGTTATCTGTACCAGCCAATCTACTATCAACATAGTTTGGTCTATAATCATTTCTATTTAAAAGACTAAATGCGAAAGATACTTGTTCGGTACTAGTTCTTTCGAATAATACCTTCATTCGTAATTCTGTCGATAAAGTTGGTTCAACACCTTCTTGTATATCTAAATTTGATTTTAATAATTCATCACCTGATTTTACACTACTATTGTATTCATTCCAACCAACTGCGCCATTTGGTAATGTATTAAAGAATTGGGTACTGCCCCTCATTCTATTTACATACTCATCAACTCTATCACCTAATGGTGGTGTAATAAATCCACGTATATATCTTTCATCATTGGTAAATCCCTCAACCTGTGCGATTTTATCTATTACAGTTTTCTCTAATTGAACTCCACCTAAAATACCTAATGAAGATTCTTTTTGAAAATTTAAAGATTTATATGTATCAATTACATTGAAAGGGAAAATTACACCTTTCTTAACACCAGTACTTACTAGTGTAAATTGATTTTGATTATATGATGTTGGATAAAAACCTCTTGTCTTAGGTCCGAATGATGTTGGTAACGGATACCATAAATTAGGTGGTACCGTTAACTCATAAGTTACATATTGATCATTTTGTGGGATGTATTTATTTAAATTGACATTTTGTGTCATTCTAAATAATGTACCTAAAGGAAATAATTTCTTTTCTTCGTTATAATGAACAGGTATATTCTCATTCTCAGTACCCATTACAGGCACATTTATAACCTTACCAATATCTTGTAATTTTGATACAAGACCAGATTGTACTAATGTTTCATTTACTGGTGGTGGTAAATTTCTATTTAATAATCTATTCCTAAATTCTTGTGTAGAATAAATACCTTTATTATAATCTAATATTCCTGCCATATATAATAATTTCTTATTATATAAATATTGGGTCTATAAAATTCAGGTGATTATTTATTATTTTATATATTCAAGTATTCTTGTTTTATTTATAAATCTAGAATTATTTCTTGAATAAACTGGTCCTTGCAATAATAGTAATAATTTTCTGAAAAGTCAATAGTAAAATGAAAATATTTTTTATTTTTTTTACACTGCCATATAATCAGTGGCTTCTTTACTAGAAGGAACACCACCATTTCTAAATCTACCGTTTAAGTGAGAAATAATTGTTTTCTCAACCATAGGTTTTATAGACGCCATATCTATATTATTTGTAGAACCATCAGGTGACACTAATTCTATTCTACCTGTTATATTTAAATTACCAAATTCAATTGTAGTTGATTCAGCCATATTATTGTTACCACCCATCATAGATTTATCCATAAGTTTGTCTAATGGTCCACCTTTTTTTGCACCAATAATATCATCTTCATTAGAAAAACTAGTTATCTCACCTGAAGATCTTAACATAAAGTCACCACTTTCTTTTTTACCTACATTTTGACCTGGTGCTTTAATTACTTCTTGACCCGCAACTGTTCTCAAAATTTTTAAAATTTCCTCAACGTCCATTGCTAATTCAGGATTTTTTAATGCCTCTGCCAAATCTTTTGCAAAATTACCCTCAAAAATTTTAGATACTCCTTCTCCTGTTGATAATCCTAATTTTTCTGCCTGTTCTAACATCATTTCTCTAAGATTACCATACGGTGTAGTTTGTAAATATTCAATTGTTTTTGTAACTTGATCTTCCGCACCTTTCAAAAGTGACTCTAAACCAGGTCTCATTATATCTTCAGTTAATTCATAAACATTAGATTCTGCAACATATCCAGTTTTCATTGCTTCTAATATGTTTGACAAAATTTGATTAGTAGTCATTGAATTATAGGCTAGATCCATAATTGCCTCTTCTTCATTTTTAGGTGCTGCCAATATTTTTTCTGCTAAATCTACACCAATGTCTTCAATACCTACTTCTTTTCCATCAAAATCAACAACCCACTTACCATCTTTCATTTTAGCCATACTCGCTAAACCATCTCTCATATCCTCATCTTGAATATTTCCCGAAACGTTCATCTTAATGTCTTTAATTTTAGATGATTGTCTAGCAATTTCTATCATACTATCAACGTTGACACCTAATTGTTCACCAGCAGCCTTTAATTGCATTCTAGCCTCAGCAGGAAATTCATATTCACCAGTTTCTTCATTAAACTGAATCATATTTTCAGTCATTGTCTGAACTTTCTTTGCTAACTCCTCAGGTTTGTTTCTTGCGAGATACATAGTTTCAAACGGATCACCAAAGGCTTCGGCAACATCACCACCTAACATTTGTAAATTTGCGACTGCTTCTATTGCAGCTTCTGGCTCATAAAACTTTTCAGCCATCTGCAACATATCACTAACATCCATTCTCATCTGAACCGCTAATTTAGCCATTTGAGTCATGCCTTTTACCCCACCTTTAAATGACATAGATGACATTTGATCAAAATTGTTGGCTAATGTTTTTGCAACTTGACTAGCATTTAAACCTAATTTTTGACTTTCTACTGTTAATGAGTTTAATAATTTATTTGAATTATCCACACTAACACCCATTAAGTCCATTCTTTCTACTAAAGCACCTGCACTTTGATTTGTTAAATTTAACCCTTTGGTTAATAAAAATATGTTTGAAACCTCCTCAGGTGAAATTATTCTAGCCCTACCACTATTTTCCGCAAATTCCTCCATTATGCTTGATACATCACTAGCAGAACCACCAAATTTTTGTACTTCCGCAGTTGCTCTATTAAATGATTTAGTAAATTCTTTACTTCTACCTACTGAAATACCAATATTTATTGCGGTTTGTTTAGATTCTTTAGCCAATTCTTCCGCATATTTATACTGTGCTTGTGAATCAGTTGCAAATTTTCTGAATTCTGTTGATATGTTCTTTACCGATAAAACCGCATCTTTTAATAAATCATTACTATCGCCTATATTTTTACTAACACTAGCCGATTTTTTATCAATCTTGTCCATATTATCAGACATTTCATCTAATCTATCATTTAGTTTTTGTATCTGATCCTGAAGGTCTTTTATATCATTTTCTGTAGGTGCTGCCATATTAACTATTTTTTGTTTTCTTCAAAATCCTTTCTAATTTTTTCAAAATCTTCTTTTATTCTCTCAAAAATTTTTAAAATTTCATTAAATTCCGATTTAGTTTTAGAATTTTTTACAATTGTTTTAACGTTATTTCCTATATTTTTTAACATTATTTAGTTTCAATAATTTCAAAAATAACATCTTCTTTTAAACCACTTCTAGTTTTTTGTCCTGAAGAAATATTTCCGAATTCGTTATAAAAAAGTTGTAATTCACCTATTTGTCTAGATCTTCTTTGAAGTGTTTCATAATATAAAAATAAACCTATTCTATAGTCCCAATCGTTCTGTTGTAAAATCATGAAATCGTTATTAAATCCTAGTACGTTAAACTTTTCTAAACCATTAAATTCATACTCAGTTTTCTTTACTGCGGATCGTACAGAAGTTTTTACTGCACCTACAAAATCTATAGTTATTGATAAAAATGGTAAAGACTCAATAGTCTCTTCATATGCTAATCTACTTTGTATTTTAGCATTTAATATATCCATTTTATCTTTAGTTATATTAATATTACTCTGAACGTCCTCAACATCTTTAGTAGTTACATTTTCTATGAGAAAATTTAAATAATTAACCGTATTCAAAAATTTATCAATATTCATTTATTTTATTTTATTAATAAATATCTTATTTTTTAAATTATTCTTTAGGTACTAAGTATGATATGAAATATTTGCGCATATAAGTGGGCATAATCAGAATATCTGAATATGTAAAACCTTTACCCACTAAAAATAAAATTTCTTTTAAAAGATTTTGTTGGTGGTTAGATGTCAGGCCAAAATAAGTTTTTATTGACCCTAAGAAAGGTATTTACGGACTCTCCCCCCTGAGTCCTCGCAGTAACATTAAAGTTTATACCTGGTTCTATTTCTGAAATATATTTATTTAAACTCCTAATATCAACTAATGGTAGTGTTTTAAGAATATTCGATATTTTAATTTTATCTCTTTCACCATCTATTGACATTATTGCTCTTTCTAATCTAAGTGTTGTTTTTGTGGAAATTTCACTTTTATTCCGTTCCATTAATTCAGAATCTAAAATATCGATTTCTTCTTCATCTTTACCACTTAAAAATCTAAATTTAATATTTTTATTAGATTTTGGTAATAAAAAATCAAATAAACCACTTTCGTCTGGTTTTACAGTTAACTTTTTTTGTTCTAATTTTGATAAATCTATATCACCCTCAACAATTTTTTTAGTCACTGGGTGTACCACTGGTTGAATATAATTTTCACCAAAGGCGGAAACCCTTAAAAAAAGAAGTATTGCCATTCTATCACCTTCTAAAAGTAACTTATGATCAAAACCTAAATCTTTAACTTTTCTCTCAATCAATACATCAACTAATTTACCACTAGCCAATATATTTGGTGATGTGAGTACATTTTCATCGTAAGCAGTTAAAAACTCAACTTTAACACTTGATTTTTTATTCGGATATAATAAACCTTGTGATGGTAATTCAATTACATCATAAGGTACTTTGTACTCATCGGGTACAAAATTAGGGTCCATAAAACTTTGTCTTTCTTCCATATTATAAAACTATATATTTTTTATTAAAAGTAAATGTTATACTATCTGTATTGGTTCAATAACCACTTCTATACTACCATATATATTTTCTACATCCTCTTTATCGTATCCGTCATTTGGATTCATCGGTGTATTCTCTTCATCAGGATCAGTAATTATAGTTGACTCACTTTCTTCACTATCAAGATTTCTTTTCTTTGCCCAGTAATCAGCACAAGCCTGATCCAATTTATTTTCCAATTCCACTAACTTCTGAACATTTAGAGGTTGACCATCTACAGTAGTTTTAGGTAGAAGTTTTTCCATCAATTGTTCTTTTGTTGGTAAATCAGGTAATCCTGGTATAACTTTTTTAAATAAATCGATAACACTTACCATCCACTCTTTATTTTCTATATTAGAATCACCTGTATTAAATTGTGTATCAACTTCGGTTTCTAAATTTTCAATACTTGTTTTAAGTTTTGTTATTCTCTCTCTAATTTTAGTTGCCTTACCTTCTTTATCATTACAGAAATCCTCTATGTCCTGTTGTTTCCACTCATTTATATTATTAAGAGTTGTATATTCTGTTTGGAATTCTTTCAACTCATTTTTAAATTCATCTATTTTATTAAATAAAGAATCTACCTTCTCTTTACAATTTTTAAAACATTCACTATTTGTTACTTCTTCTGCAGCCATTTCTTTCTCACATCTTGCCCTACAACCTGAATATGCATCTTTTCTTAAATCTGCTAAATCTTCATATACATCCACTAACATATGTGGTATAATACCTATAGGATGGTATTTCCAAATACTACTTTGCCAGTAATCCTCCAAAGCGGTAACTATTAAAGATTCATCTTTAGGTATACCTCCTCTTTGGTATGTTTTATAACCTTCATATAATGTTATTAATGCAATTTGTTCTGCCACTAACCTAGCAGGTAATTCAACTGTAGCCTTTATTCCACCCTTTGTGAAATCCGCATAGTCTCCAGATCCTGGTATATAATCTACAAAACTAAATCTTTGTTTTGAATAAAATTTTCTACCTGGACCTACTAAAGATATAAATTTTAACCCCTGTGATGCGGTAGGGAAAGTCCATCTAAAACCTTGACCAACTACACCCGCAATGTTGGACCCAAAATTTCTCTTTTTACCATCTGTATTATCTACAACACTTGTTTGAGTTACTGGTGTATCACTATCATTAGGTTCAATAATATTACC